ATCTCCAGCCGTTCGGCCAGGCGGATCTGCTTGCCGTCGAAATAACGCCGCAGAATTTCCTTTAAATTTTCTCGCCGTATCTCATGAATACTTTTCATTTCTATTAAATTATCTCTTTTTTGGATTGTTAACTTATTAAATTAAAAGAGATATTACCAAAAAGGTAAATGCACCAAAAAGGTAATAATGTTTGATTTTTACACCCAAAAGGTAATAATCTTGAGGTAAATAGATACTGTGAGAAAAAAATTTATGGCAATCGAGCAGAAATTTGATTTCAAGAAACACTGGCTGAGCCTGGACCAGGCGGGCCGGGAGGCGTTCGCTCTGGATGCCGGGACGACAGCCGGGTATATCGCTGCGCATTACTGCGGGCGCCGTAAGACGCCGACTAAGGCACGGATGGAAAAGCTTTTTAAGGCGTGCAAGCAGCGCGGTTGGCTGACCAGTAAAAACGACCTGGTCCAGTTCTTCTACAGCTGAAAACCCCACCAAAGACGCAAAGAGGCTGCCTTATGGCGGCCTTTTTTATGCGCCAAACACCATAAAGGTAATATTTATCCGTTTACGGTTGATCTTTTCGTGTGCTCAGGCAAAATTACCAAAGATAAATAACAAAGAGGGCGACGAAATGGAGCGTATCACCCAGGCGGAAGCACTGGATAAAGGTCTTACTCGCTTCTACACCGGCCGGAAATGCATCCACGGCCATTACAGCGAGCGCTACACCATCAGCGGCGAGTGCGTGCAGTGCAACAATGAGCGGGCTAAACGCGCAGCTCAGGCGCGCTCACAGAAGCTTAAAGCCGCCCGAAAGGCACGGGAGGCAGCATGATTCCCGCCGCGTATTACAACGAAATTGATCCGTATGCAGCACAGTGGCTGCGCAACCTGATAGCCGCCGGACATATCGCGCCGGGCGAAGTTGACGAAAGGAGCATTGAAGATGTCACACCTGACGACCTGCGAGGATTCACGCAGTGCCACTTTTTCGCCGGGATCGGTGTCTGGTCCCATTCCCTGCGCCTCGCAGGATGGCCTGACGATAAGCCAGTATGGACAGGATCCTGCCCGTGCCAGCCTTTCAGCGCGGCAGGCAAAGGCGATGGGTTTGCTGACGAGCGGCACCTTTGGCCCGCATTCTTCCACCTCATTAGCCAGTGCAAACCTCAGCATGTCTTTGGCGAACAGGTTGCAGCAGGTAACGCAAACGCATGGTTCGACCTTGTTCAATCAGACCTGGAAGGAATGGACTACGCCTTTGGGCTTACGCCGTTTACGTCAGCGAGCATCGGTGCGCCGCACATCAGAGAGCGCGCTTTCTGGGTGGCCAACTCCAACAGCGGCCTCGGTGGCTGGGGCTGGAGCGACCGGAAGACAGGGCGGCCTGAACATCCAGACTGCGGTGACGTTGGCAGGCTGGCAGACTCCAGTAGCGAACGATTCAACCGGATCGACTCATTGCTACAGCGGAAAGAATCCGGACGGGTCACCGAAAGTCTGTTTGAAACTACCGGGCTCGGTTCTCCTGGCGGGATGGGTAACGCCAACGTCACGCGACTGGAAAGACACTACGGGGATGACGGCGCAGCGGGATGGCAAAGACAGGCTGGATCAACTTCCGCGGCAGGCTTACACCTGCGGGCCCTTGAGGTTAACGGTTTTTGGCGAGATGCGGACTGGCTCTTATGTCGAGATGGCAAATGGCGTCCAGTTGAACCCGGCACATTCCCGCTGGTTAATGGGGCTGCCGCACGCATGGGACGAGTGCAGCCCGCACTGGCAAGAATGGCAAGCCGCAACAGGCGAGGTCGCCTGAAGGGCTACGGCAACGCCATAAACGCGCAAGCCGCTGCTGAATTTATTCGTGCTTACATGGGGGTAGCAAATGGCGCGCATCCGCACAATTAAGCCAGAGTTCTGGACTGATGAGGATCTGTCAGAGGTGTCAGAAGCAGCCTGTCTGCTGGCTATCGGGCTTCTCAATTACGCCGACGATGAAGGCTATTTCAACGCAAATCCGAAGCTGGTTAAGGCTGCCGTTTTCCCGATACGTGAGCAGTCCGGTAGCATTCCGGTACTACTACAGGAGCTTTCCAGCGTAGGTTATATCAGCCTTTTTTCGGGTGCCGATGGGAAGATCTACGGGCTTGTGAATAACTTTCTGAAGCATCAGGTCATAAACAAGGCAAAGAAGAGTGTAATCAAGGATTTATGCACTATACCGTATGAGTACGGTAGTAATACGGTACAGCTACCGCCTGGAATGGAAGGGAATGGAAAGGAACAGGGAAAGGAAAACCCCCATATAGCGCACGAAGAATTTTCAGCTGTGGATAACTTTCCAGGAAAAACCACATCGCAAGAGCCAGACCCCGGCGCCGGAAACTTTGTGATGGATGGCTACGTGCCACCAGGCGGATCCGGTCACATGGGTAAATTCGCGATATCGCCGGACTGGAAGCCAGACCCCGATTTCAGGAAGCAGGCCGCGATATGGGGCATCCCGCTGACGAAAGAGGTAACCCCACAGGAGCTGGCATCGTTCATCGACTTCTGGCAGGCAGAGGGGAAGGCATTTCACCACACCCAATGGCAGCAGAAGCTGGCGCGCAGCGTGCAGCAGAGCCGAAACAGAGTTAACGGCAGGGCCGGGCGAGACGTCAACGCGATACCAGAGCCAGAAGACGAGATCCCTCCAGGCTTCAGGGGGTGATTTTTTGTTGCGCGAAGAGTTTACCAAAATGGTAATTTTATTTATCTGTATCGCTTGAAATCTATTCGTAAAAGTATCAGTATTACCTTTAAGGTAAAGGCTCAAGGAAACCAACATGGGCGTGATTATCGGGATTGACCCCGGCTGTAGCGGGGCGCTTGTGGCTGTAGACGAAACCGGCGAATACGTGGCGCACCTGAACATGCCGACCATCAAAGTCGGCAGTAAGGCGAGGGTTAACGGCGCGCAGCTGGCGGCCTGGCTTCAGTCGTGGAGCATCAGCCATGCGTATCTGGAGCAGGTGGGCGCCATGCCAGGGCAGGGAACCGCGAGCATGTTCACGTTCGGGCATGCAGCAGGTATCGCCGAAGGCATCCTGCAGGGGGCTCACATCCCCTACACGCTTGTGACGCCGCAGGCATGGAAAAAGGCCGCTGGCCTCATCGGCAGCGACAAAGACGCGGCGCGTAGCCGGGCAATTCAACTGTACCCGGCACTCCGCGCGCTGGATGCAAAAGCCAAAGGGCAGGCCATAGCCGACGCGCTCCTGATCGCACGACACGGCTTAATGCTTAAGTCCTGATTTGTCAGATGATTAAAAAATCAATACGGGTGAATTATGCACAGTGAAAACAATGAGTTAGTGAAGGCGGGTCATGAGCTGGCGAAGTGCCTCGACAGCAATACTCCGCTGCTGGATATCGCGAAGATGATTGTCTGACTGGCGGATAAGCTCGACGTTACCACTCTGGCGCTGCGCGAAAAGACGAAGCAGTGCGAGCAGTTAGCGGTGCGGGCCCAAATAACAGACAGGATGTTTGACAACCTATCTGCTGATGAGGCTGAACAGGCGTGCAGCTGGATAAACACATGGATTGAATACCAGATGAGTAAAGGCGGTGCCGCATGAGCAGAATACGAAACTTTGGTTGGAATCGTCTTAAGCTCGCAACGCTGTCATACGATCAGCTATCTGAGCTTGAAGAGCAGGTCAAGAAAGAGCACGCCGCTAGTGACGGTATCCACATGTACGATAAAGCGGGACGTGACAAACTCGATGCGCTTAGTTGGGCTGTGTACAACAAACAGAAGCAGGAGCGTACCGCATGACAAGCACAGCAAAACTGAAAGCGGTGCCGCGACATTCTGTAGACGGCTATGGACGTCAGGATATTTGCTACAACGACCCGGAAGGGGAATTTGTTTTTTACAGCGATTATGAAGCGCTGATAGCAGCGCTGGAAGCCGCAGAGAAGCGCAACGCAGAGCTTACAGATGCACTCAGGCAGGCAGTTAGCGGTTACAAATCCTGTCTGCGAACGGGTCATGAACGGATTATTGAGCTGGGCGGCGAATGCGACGAGCCGGAAGTGATGATTGCCGGCAACCCGGATATACGGCAGGCCGAAAAGGTTTTGGCCGCGGGCATCAATCTTGAGACAGGGGGTGAAGCGTGAGCGAATTTACAACAGAGAAATTAAACGAAATAGCAGAAACAGACCACGTTCAGTGTGGCGACGCGTCGGCGCTGGCCCGCGAACTGCTGGCGCTGCGGGAGAGGGCGGAGCCTGTGGCGTGGACTGACGAGCAAGAGCTACGCGACGTTAACGAACTCGGCTGCGGCTATCTGTTTACTGTTAATCCTATAACGCCGCACGCTGACCCGCGACGCGTCATTAAACTCTACGCAGAGCCGCCCGCACCGCCCGCACCGCCCGCGCCGGTTGTGCCTGAGGGCCTGCGAATAGCTTTAAGTAATGCTGGCATCGCAGCGCCGGAGTCTGATGAGATGCTGTGGGCTTCACAGCAAGACTATATCCAGATGTTGGTTACATGGGTGAAAGACAGGAAGCCCTTCAAGCCCGCGTCGGTTTTGCCTGTGGATGTGCTCGCTGCGCTGCGAAATGTGGCAAAGATTCGCCTCGACTTTAACGACTTCGACGGCGACAGGCGAGGAATGGCTGATTGTCTTGGTGAAGCAGAAGAGGCTTTGATCGAAGTTGTAAACCGCCGCGCCGCCATGATCGCAGCGCCTGGCAAGGAGGGGTGATGCCTAAATCAGCAGCAGAGCGCAAAGCAGCGCAGCGCGCACGGCAGGCCGCCGCTGGTGTCCGCAAACTGGAGCTGGTGCTGGACCAGCAGGAACTGGACATGGTGGCGCGTAACTGCGCCGCCCGCCGCCCCGGCAAAGAGCCGTATGAGCTCAACGAGTACATCGCAATGCTGATCCGCCAGGATGACGCCCGGTTGCAGGAGCAAATCGCGGAAATGCGTGCCCGCCAGTGCGGCAAGTGCGGCGACGCGCTGCCGGTCGAAAGTTGTCCGTGCCAGGGTGATTCGCAGTGTTGGGTTACCAGCGGGTGGCATGCGCTTAAGTTGGTGGTATAAATGGCGTGACATGTCACGGGGTGAAGCCATGAAAATAAATCAGGATTACATCAAGGATTTGCTTTGCGCTTTTGAGGATACGGAAGGGCCAGATACGCTGCTAACCGAGCTTGAAGCTAAGGGATATAACCGAGATGACAGCGACTTCATCTTCCATATGCGGCTGCTGGCTGACAATAAGCTGATTGAGCGCGTGGACCAGGAGGATGGTTTTGGGCATTTAATGAGTCATGAGTTAGGAAGGGGGGTTTACGGTTGCTCTTATCATTGGATAGTAGTTCCGCTGAGGCTTACAGCTAAAGGGCATGATTTTCTATCTGATATTCGACAAAAAGAAGTGTGGGCAGCCATTAAAACAAACTTCAAAGAACAGGGGCTTGGCACGTTAACCTCCATAGCCAAATCGCTCGCCGAGGCTTACGCCAAGAAAAAAGTCAGGGACATAACTGGCATTGACATCTGAACGCAGACCGCCTCTACGGCGGTTTCTTTTTGTGTGATAGTATTACCAAAATGGTAATAGTTTTGAGGTTGATATCATGGCCGAAGGCGCGGGAAAGCGAAAATCCACCAAATTTAAAAAGTTAACGGACATGCAGGAACGCTACTGCCAGGAGTACGTGAAGACGCCGGACGCGCAGGGCCAGGCCGCAAAGCGCGCCGGGTTCTCGTCGTATGACAACGCCGCCATGCGCATGATGAAAGACGACCGTATCCGCGACCGCATCGCCGAGCTGATGGAAGAGCGCAACAAGCGCCTGCGCGTCAGCGCCGACTATGTGCTCATTCGGCTAGTTGAAATCGACCAAATGGACGTGCTGGATATTCTGAACGATGACGGCAGCCTGAAGCCGATCCGCGACTGGCCGAAAGTATGGCGCACCTCGCTCAGCGCGATGGATATCAACCGGCTCCGCATGGCAGGCAAGGATGGGGAGGATGATATCGAGTCAACCTTGCAGAAAGTTAAATGGCCCGACAAGGTGAAGAACCTTGAGCTTATCGGCAAGCACGTAGACGTGAACGCGTTCAAAGAAGTCCATGAGCACAACGTTAACCTTTCTCTGGCTGACCAGATGGCGAAAGCCCGTCAGCGCGCCGCGAAGAAGGGAAAATCTGATGAGTGAGGCGCCGGACATTCAGTCTCAACTGGTGGAGGATATCGCCAGCTTTACGCACGATCCGCTCGGGTATGCGCTCTACGCGTTCCCCTGGGGTGAGGCTGGCACCGAACTGGAAGACGCTATGGGTCCGCGTGACTGGCAGGCGGAAGCGTTCGACGAGATAGGCCGGCACCTCTCCGACCCGGCGACGCGCTTCGAGCCGCTCATGCTTGCCCGCGCGTCCGGCCACGGTATCGGCAAATCTGCGTTCATCTCAATGCTGATCAAGTGGGGCATGGACACCTGCGAAGACTGCAAAATCGTGGTGACGGCCAACACCGAGAACCAGCTGCGCACAAAGACCTGGCCGGAAATCGCCAAGTGGCAGCGACTCAGCATCACCCGAGACTGGTTCACCGCCACCGCCACCGCGATTTACTCCAACGACCCGAACCACACTAAAGCCTGGCGCGCCGACGCTATCCCGTGGAGCGAGAACAACACCGAGGCGTTCGCGGGCCTGCACAACAAGGGCAAGCGGATCATCCTGGTATTTGATGAAGCATCCAATATCGCGGATCTGGTGTGGGAAGTAGCAGAAGGCGCGCTGACGGACGAAGGCACCGAAATTATTTGGGTGGCATTCGGTAACCCGACGCGAAACACCGGGCGATTCCGCGAATGTTTCCGAAAATACCGGCACCGCTGGAAGTGCAAGCAGATCGACTCCCGCACCGTCGAAGGCACCAACAAATCGCAGATCGAGAAGTGGGCCGCCGACTACGGAGAAGACAGTGACTTCTTCAAAGTGCGCGTGCGTGGCATCTTCCCTGACGCGTCAGAAACGCAGTTCATCCCGACCGGCATGACCGAAGAGGCGCTGACGCGAATCGTCACCGAGGCGCAGGTGGCGCACGCACCGGTTATTCTTGGCGTCGACCCGGCATACTCCGGAGCTGACGACGCGGTTATCTATCTGCGACAGGGGCTGCACAGCAAGCTGCTCTGGCGCGGCAGTAAGACCACCGACGATCTGATTATGGCGAAGCGTATCGCCGACTTTGAGGACCAGTATCGCGCCGACGCCGTGTTTATCGACTTTGGCTACGGCACCGGCCTTAAGTCTATTGGCGACGGCTGGGGGCGCGCGTGGACGCTGATCCCATTCGGCGGCAAGTCAACTGACCCGCAGATGCTGAATAAGCGCGGCGAGATGTACAACAACGTTAAGACCTGGCTGAAATTGGGCGGCGCGCTGGATGAACGCGAGACGGCGGAGGATTTGTCGGCGGTCGAGTATAAGGTGCGCGTCGACGGCAAGATTGTGCTGGAGCCCAAAGAAGATATCAAAGACCGCCTGGGGCGCTCGCCAGGCTGCGGTGATGCCCTGGCGCTGACGTTCGCATTCCCGGTTTCAAAACGGATGAACCTGCCCGGCCATCAGCAGGGCAGAACCATCAGCGACTATGACCCGTATGGGTGATATACAATTAATCCTATAGGGATCAGTTTCTATCCTTTATTATTTCTTTTTTCTCATTGTTTATAATGCGCTCTTGAGTATTTAAATGACTTGGTC